GAATAAAATTTTAAAGTTGTTTTGGTCTACAATATAAAATATAGTAGGATCAGTTGTATACTGACTGTAAGCACCGATATCTGTTTCTGTGGCTTTAACAACGATTGAAGACCCTGTTGATAGATAATTGTACTTGCTGAATCCTTGGTCAGTAAGTATTTTCTTTAAGAAGATATATTTGCTAGTTGTGTTTACTGTTGGTGCAACTACATTATCAAAAATATCAGGATCATCTACAGAACCATCATCGTTCAAATCAAAGAAACTTACTTCTACCTTTTTGCTGTTTACATAACCATCTGCATTTCTAAAATCTTTTACAATTTCCCAATTAATATCATTATTGAAATTTGTTAGTGCATCTGGTTGTGTGTTAAAATTCATTATTGCAATTTTATCTTTTACTAACTGTCCTGTTGAAGAATCATAAATTTTGTTTTGATTATCAAAGTAAAAAGATAATTCTTTATCACTTTCAAATATATAACGCAATCCTCTATTTGTTACTGTATACTTTTCGCCATTGGTTTGAAACAGTAATATCCAACTAGCATCAAGTTTATTATTTGTAACGTCACCTGTTTTACCATTGCTAAATGCATCATTAACATTTAGGTTTTCATTTATGATTACTCGCCAAATTCTGTTTACTTGGTCATAACGTAACCCAAATGTTTTATATGCAAAAACTTGATCAATAATTTGTGATCTTACATCTGAAGCAATATCTTTAACTAATTTTGGTTTTACTTCTTCTAGAACACTTTCCTTTGGTAATATTTGATTGAATACTATAGGTCCAACTCCCGTTGTTGAATTTACACTTGTTCCTGCTCCGTCAACACTTACAACTTTTACCCATTTATATGAACTAGCTCCTTTGGCTGAAGCATCTGATGTCAAATTACCTTCGCCTATAAAATAAAATCCAGCAGGTGGTTTAAATTTAAGTAACGCTCCTGCTTCTACATACTTTAATGAACCTCCAGTAAATGCACCAACTTGAAATGGTACAGTACTTACATTAGTAAAATAACCAGTTGACGTGTTTGTGCCTTTGGTAGACTGCACCCATGTTGCGTTTAGGTCACTTACAATAATTTTAGCATAATTACTAAAATAAAAATTACTTATTGCACGACTCTGTATAGTTGGTAATATATTATTTTCTATCTGCCCTTCAATATCTGTTTGTGTTGCAAAAGTAAAAGTACTTTTTGCTTCATAAGATTCTCTGTATAGTATACCATCCGAACCATATAAATTGGTGCTGGAATATTTTCCTGTAACATCTTTTAAATCAAAATATCTACTGATACCACTTGCACTTCTATTTGTTGCTTTAACTTTTATAATTTCTTGATTTGATGTCAAAGGATAAACGTTGTAGTCTTCTCCAGTGACCATTCTATTTTGAGTATAATATGTTTGTGGTGCATAACTTCTAATACTTGCACTTGTTTCAGATATACTTGAATTAGTGATTGTGTCTTTAAGTTCAACAGATATTGTCATGGTTTCTGTTTTACCTTGCCTACTTAAATAATCAAAACTAAACTGTATATCTGTTAATTCCTGCGGATTTATACGCATGGTTCTATTTGCACTTGTTCTATAAAAAGCTCTAAAATTACCACTCGGTAAATTTCCAAACGTGCCGTCTGCAAATATTAATGTAATTTCATCATTACCTCTGGTCTGTACTGTGTAAAAATCTCTAACTCCTTTTGTTAGAGCGTTGTAGATAGCATTGTTGCCTTCTGTTGCTGGAACTTTTGTCCATAATTTTTCTACATTGCCAACCGTGTCTAATTTAAATAGCCATACATCTGAGTCATTGATATTTTCAGCTTCAATGTTAATTCGTTGATTAGCTTGTGGACTTGTTACACTAAAATCTCCAGTTGTTAAATTTCCTTGTCTAAAATGTAAAAAATATCCTGTATTAGAACTGCCGTTTCCTCTACCGTCTTCTCTATAAACCATTTGCAAGTTATTTCCTGGTAATGGCATTTCTTCTTCTAGTGTTGAGTTATCTAAATTAATATCTGTAGATACCATTTCAAATATTGTTGATATTCCGTTTACTCCTTTTGTAAAAGTATAAATAGGAACATCTGTATTGCTTGTTTGAAATCTATATGTCTGTGTCAACACACTATTAATAGAAGCAGATTTACCTGGTCTTCCTACAGTATTATTTTCTGGAAGTGCGGCGTTTAAAACTCTTTTGAATTGTTCTGCCCAATTTGTATTGCTTGGATCATTCCATGAAATAGTTTGTTCAGCTAAATTTGTTCCATTGCTATCCACAATAGATTCTGTTGTTGATACTGATTCAAATTTTAATAAACCATTAGCGGCTTGGTTACGTTTAGGATTGTAAGATAACAACCTTGCTAGACGCAATACAGATTCACGTCTTTCTGCTAATTCTAAATAGTTTTCTCTAGCATTTAAATCTACTCTGTAAGCAATATTTTGTCCTAAAAATGCAATTAAGTCGATGAGAGCAAGATATTCCGACGTTTCAATATAATCATTGAAATCTTCTGGATAGTTATTACGCAGATAATTGATCATTGCTCTACGAAGAGTATCAAAATCATAAGAAGCAAATTCGGCGTTTCTAAAACTTTGATAGATCTTTGTCCAATCTTCTGCTAACAATAATCTATTTTGTCTATCAGTGGATGACATCTAAAATCCTTTAATTTGTACTACGAGTATTTATGATTTTTTATTAACCGAGCAGTTAATTCTATCACAGAATTCCAGTATCTTTGTCAAACTGCAATCTTAGTTGTTCACTTATGTTATATGTAAGATATGTAAGTGTACACTCTATCTGTAATCCTTGTTCAAACTCTGTTACTTGCACTTCTGTTGCACTTGTACGGGGATCTGTGTTAATGATACGTGTTACATTCTTTACAATAGCGTCTTTTAACACGTCTGTAAGAGGTTCAAATAAAGCGTCCCAAATTATGCAACCAAATGTAGGATCAGCTAACTTTTCTCCCTGTCTTATGTTAAAATGATTAATTAAATCTTGTTTTATCAAGTTCAAATCGTACATTTGAAATGAGTTGTTTTCAACATTGACTGTGCTAAAGCCTCTGTAGGCTTTTTGTGCCACAGGGGGTTTTGGCCTTCTATTTGGTTTTAGTGTGATCTCTTTATATAAATTCTGTGCCATATTAATATTTACCTTACTTATGGACCCGCAAAAACGTTTGATGAACCAGCCGCAACACTTGTGCAACCACTAATAGCATCGCCAACTCTACCTACTCCTAGCCCGTTAGCAAAAACTAATGTACTTCCAACTGCTATAGGAGCCGCATGTGAAGGACATGGTACTGGTGGAAGTTTATGGCTTGTGTTAACATCACTTTGCCTACTTACTGGTATTCCGTTTACAAAAACATTTGTACTTCCCACTGCTCTAGTCATTCCTGAGCAATGAGCCACATCTGCATCACCTATTCTAGTTACTGCTGGCACGTTCTATCTCCATTAATTTTTGTAATCTTGCAGGCCACTCTTCTATTTCTTCATGTTGTTCTTCTGTATGAGGCTCAGGTGGAATTGAAGGATTAAATTCTATTACATGATCAAAATCACTAGGAATATCCTCGTAGTTTGTGTATGTAAAAAGTTCATCTCCTTTTTTTACAACAAATTTGTGCATTAAATAACCTGTCCTGTTCCTTTACCCATTGGCGTTGGTGAAGTTACATCAGCTAGTGGTGTTAGATCTCCATTTTTAATTTGTTGCCAAATACCTTGTCCTAATTTTCTTCTATCGTTTGTTTTACTTCCAGACGGGTCAGCATACCCTACTGCATTTTTGAATTGTTGTGCTAAAGAAGAAAAATTAGTATCTGTCCAAGTTATAAATCTTGCCTTAGGTGGTTTTGTAAGATAAGCTACTGCTAACTTACAAGCATTCTTAGGATCATTAGCTAACTCTGGATTGTTATAAATATCCACCCCGGCATATCCTCCATATAATTTATAGTTATCTGTACCTGTAATTTGAATCAAGCCACGTCCTCTGTATCTATAACCATCTCCAGTTTCAGGAGGACCATTGCCCATTCTACTTCCGTAAACCACGCTACCTATTTCAACAGGCTTACGATGAAGCTGTTCAGACAATTCAAATCCTCCTGGCTTTTTAAACATTTTAAATGTCGCTCGTAAACCTTTCGCACTGTAATTTAAATTTTCACTTTGTGGTTCATAATTACTTTCTGATTTTATTTGGGCACACGCCATAGCTAATGCTTCTCCGGCTCCGCCTTCTACCGCTCCGCTTTGTAATGCTTTAACAGGATCTAAGCCTAATGCTTTTATAAGTTCACTTAGGAAAAATCTTTGTGACTCTCGTCTCGATACTGGTTCTGCCGGTTGTGCTCCAACTTCACCATCATCATTATTTTTAAATACCTTGTCAATATCTACATCTAAAGGATCTGTATCTCCTGCTCTGAATACACCAGAAGTACTGTTACGTTCAGGCATATCTGATTCTTTCTCCAAAGTTGGTGACGAACGTCTTAGTGAAGGAGATGATTGAATAATTGCTTCTGTCTCTCCTGGAGTATGTGCAGAAGGATTTAAATTTTCATGTTCAGCCCAAGGCTCGTGTAACGGAACACGTCTTGGAGTGTTTGCTTCTGCGGCCTCAACTGCTCTTGTGGCATCTGCTGTGACACGTAAGTCTGCAATAGCATTTCCGTCTTTGTCTAAAACTTGATCTGCATCATCTACTGCCTGATTAGTGACCGGTTTTGTAAATGTATCTCCTATTGAATCTGCGGAGTCAGCCGGTGTAGCAGGTACTATACTGTTCATATGTATATTTGAAGCAGTCTCAGAATGAACTCCTATACTTAAAATAGAAGTTAGTGTGCCTGCATCTAATTTGTTTGCAGATGCACTTTTTATTTGTGTATTTGCACCACTTGTAAATTTGTTATCTCCAACTGTATTCAAGTTAAAAGCACCATTTACTGTTTGTCTATAATCACCCACTACCTTACTGTGCATGTTAGCATTGATTGCCAAATGCCCGTCTTGGTCTACTTGTAAATTATAATCTCCAGATATGGTTGACCTTTGTGTACCAGCAATTTGAACGTCTTCGTCTCCACCTACTGCTTTTTGTCTATTACCACTTACTCTTACATCTTGGTTAACTCCAACATTTTTTGTATCATTCTGTCCAATGATTACATCATTGTTTACTCCTATATTCTCTTTTTTGTCTCTACCTGTTGTTAAATTAAAATCTCTTCCTGCTAAAATATTGATGTCTCTATCTGCTGTTATGTTAAGATCCGTTTCTGTTCTAATATTAATGCTATCACTAGCGTAAATATCTATCTTGCCGTTTGAAGTTAATTCTACCCAAGCACTACCTGAGGCGTTTCCTATATAAATTAGATCTTCGGAATTGTGCATTAATATTTGGTGACCTGTACGTGTTCTAAATCTTAATGAATCTCCGTATGGCAAAGTCTTGTCTACTTTGGAATTATTTTTTGGATCTCTTCCTATATCATAGTAAACTGAACCAGTTGATCCGGGAACTCCACCTCTAAATGTTTGGCCATCTCCGTCATCCATTACCAAACTGGAGCCACCCAGTCGACTTCTAAAGTGTGATACTTGATCTCCTCTAGGTCCATAGTTGCCTTTTGCCGCACCGTCTCTTCTATCTAACGGTCCAGGACTGTTCATACCAAATACTGTGCTAGGAATATCTCTCCTTGCACTTGCTGTTGATTGCCCTCTGTTGATGTCGTCCGTTAATCCCTGGTTAGCTAGTGACCGGGAGTAAAAAGGATTATGAGGTCTTGGTTCTTCATCTGGATCTTTAAGTTTAGGAACATTTTTTTTATTATACTCGCCTACGGGCAGATCTCTATTTTTAAGATCATTAGATAATCCTTCTTGTATAATATTAATTGCACGGTCAACAGGTTGTCCCTGCGGAACCATATAGTTCATAAACTCGTCTTGAATGCATCCAATCCAATATCCTTGGTTGGATTGTCCTTCAGCAAATATAACTAAAACTTTTGAACCCGGATCAGGCGGAACAGCCCAAAATCCATAACTCTGTTGAGATCCTTCATATTTTTTATTTTTATCATTACTTTCAACGTTGTTCACACCATAAAACGGCATACAATATCTAACTGTAAAAAGTTGTCCTGGTTCAAAGCCTCTATCATTGCCAGACGTAACGTTGGATAATAGTTCAACTCTCAAATCACCACTTCTTCTTGGATCTAAATGACTTACTACCCTAGCCTCAAAAGGACCCATGGGCATTTTTGAAGGTGTATCTCCTATAGA